GATATATCAATGTTAAAAATGATGATGATGCAAATGGGAATGAAACCTTCTCAAAAGAAAATCAATCAAATGATGACAGCGATGAACAAACAACAAGGAAAATAATACCCTTATGTATCAAGAGTTTGAGGGTACTTTTTCATTACTTGATTGATGACTTAAACATCGTTTTATTAACGATAGAGTGTAACCTTCTTCAAAGTTTTTCTTTGATTTTGGTTAATCTTTCATCAAACTAATAAAAACCGCCTATTCTGTTGGAAACTAAACCAATAGGAAGGTGGTTTTTTGTGTTATTAGAGGATGTTTTAGAAGAATATATGTACCATTGTCGTGCTAAAGGCTTTACTAAAAAAACACTTATAAATAAAAATCAAGAGTATCGTGCTTTAAGACGGTTTTTGCAAGAGAAAAGAGGAATAACTGAATTAGAATCGATTACAGTCCATGATTTAAAAGCTTATGTTAGAAGTAAACAATTAGATGGATTACAAGCTCAAAGTATTGTTTCTATGTTTAAGATGATAAAAGCTTTTTTCTCTTGGTGTGAGTCAGAAGGATACGTTGAAAACATTGCAAAAAAAGTCGAAACTCCTAAGCTACCGAAAAAAATTCTAAAAGGTTTTACCGTGCAAGATGTCCAAGCAATGATAGATTCATTTAGTTATAAAGATTATTTTGAAGCTAGAAATAAAGCTATCATAGGAATGCTTTCTGATTGTGGCTTGAGATCTATGGAAATTAGATCATTAAAAACAGTTAATGTTAAAGAAAGTAATATTCTTATAAGTGGGAAAGGGGGAAAAGAGAGGATAATTTTTATTTCTCATGAGCTAAAAAAATTACTAATACGGTATGAAAGAATAAAGAAAATCCACTTTCAAGATAAATTAACAACAGACCATTACTTTTTATCGTATACAGGTAAAGATATTTCCCATGTAGGACTAGATAATATAGTTAAAGAAGCTGGTAAAAGAGCGAAAGTTAAAGGGAAAAGAGTATCACCTCATACATTTCGCCATTTCTTTACTGTTCAGTGTACCTTAAATGGAATTGATATTTATACAATTTGTAAATTATTAGGTCATTCTAATATAAGTACAACAGAAAATTATTTACAATCATTGGAAGATATAGAGTTAGTAGAACGAGCTATGTCATCAAGTCCGTTAATGAATATGAATAGGAGATAATTAAGTGATATTAGATGAGGAATGGATTTCATTAATCATTGAAGCGAAAGAATTAGGCTTGACTACTGAAGAAATATCACAATTCATAGAAAAAAATATTCAATAAAAACAAAATAAAAAAGACCCAACTACTGCAATAGTCAGGTCTTCGGTATGTCCCATAAAAAGGAACACTTATCAGGTAACTTTATTGTATGATATTTTCTGAAAAAAATCAAGATATCATAGTGTATTAAGTGCGGACTTTTTTCCTTGGGCATACCTTCAAATCAATCATTTGGAGGTTATTTGTCATGTCAAAAAAAGCACCAATTACAATCATAGCAAGTGATGAGTCGTATCAAAATCTATCATTATTTAATGACATCGAACAACTCAATGAAACATGTCGCCACTACAGAGACATTATCAAAGCCACTGTTAAGCGATCTGATGTTCAACAAAGACTTAATTCATTACTAGAACTTTTAAAGCGTCATAGCTGCAAGCAGTTAGGAGTTAGCTATATGACTAAGAATACTATGGCTGAAAAATTACAACTATCGTACAAGACAATCCAACGCTTAGTTAAAAAACTACAAGATATGAACATAATCAGACAACTTTCAATGAAGCGTAAGAAGGATATGCTACAGACTTCTAACGCAATTATTATTCAGCCAATTGAGGAAGTGACCGACAAGGTAGTTGAGAAGTGTCCTGCCATTAAAACAACTACAGTCTTAAAACAAGATAATAATACTAATCAATTAAATGTTAAACGTTCACCTTATATTAAGTTTGTCCCTGAGCCTTTACAACACTACCAAGCCTTTTTTGGAAAGCAAATAAAGGAGCTTTACTCTAGGGTTTGGTTAGCATCTAAAAAGCTAAATATCAGCCCAGAACAGTCGGTTATGCAATCTATTGGATTAACAGTCATGGAACAGCTAAAACAGTATCTAAAGGGTGGTAAACAGCTATCTGATGAACAATTATGCAAGTTAGCTTATGTGATTTCGTTTAATCAATTAGAGGACAAATACGGAGAAAAAGGGGAGGAATTAGACTGGGGTTATTTAGCAAATAAGATTTTACGCAAATAAAAAAGACGACCTTTACTGACCGTCCTTAATTTCTAATATTTTATTGAAATCGGTAATATTCAATGCTTCCATTACTTGCAATAAATGCGTTAACTGTATTCTGTCGTATTTGTTATTAACTAATTGACTAATAGTAGCTTCTCTTAATCCAGAAATTTCAGCAAACTGTTTTTGTTTAAAATTATTTATCTTTAAATGTTCATCTAACTTAACAACTATTCTTTTACTCATATTTTTCTCCCGGTTATCTTTTTTCTTAATTATATCATAAAAAACTTTCAAAAATAAGAAAAAATTACACATTACTGTATTGACTTATATTACACATTACTGTAATATGTAATCAAGAGGAACAACAACAAATTAAAGAGGAGTTGTTAATATGATGCTACAACCAATTAAAATGCTACTGGATTACAGCTACAAAAATCAACTAAACACAGAGTATCAAGAGATAGGTGGAGAAATCTTAGTCGCTTACAAGATTAATAATAACAATGCTTTGTACCTAAATGACAACGAAGTGTTTCTTTCGGAAATGAAATATGTAGAAGAATTAGATTTGTATTACTCTATGGGGTTATTAGTTAATCTCGGTAAAGTACACAATATAGATAACCCAAAACAAGTAATTATAAAACTATACGAAAAACTCACCACAGTCTCATTATTGGAATACTTTACTTCGAATGCATACGACCGTACAATCGACGAAAATATTACGGAGCTGTTAAAACAATGACAACACAGTACACTCTTTCCAAGTTTGAAGTAAGTCCCACATGCAGATTAGTTGATCACGAACTTAAAATGATTAAAACTAGAGTAAATCGCCACGTTGAAACAATAAATGAAGGGCTAGATAAGGGGTATAAGTTTGAGAATCTATTTATTCAAACTTATTATCAACAAGTCATTGGAATGAGTATGATACTCCCTGCGATTGGGATTTTATTTGAAATTCAAAGATTAGGGGAGGTAAAAACTGATGAAAATATCAAGTAAAGAGTGGAAGTCACTATCTAAGGAGCAAAAACATTATTTATTAGTTGGTATTGCTTTTACACAGTATAAAAAAGGAATCTACACACCTTTTACTAATATGTTTGATTAGTAGGATATTTTTACCAATAAATAGTTGTAAAAAATTACCGATATAATGGTTAGATTACCAATAATTATAAAATAGGGAGAGATACATAATGACAAACTTATTAACTTTATTCAACACTAACTTGTTCGAGGGATTAAATTTAGATCAGTTGTTCGTTTGGGAATTTAAAATCGAGGAATTAGAGATGGCTGCACTTGCACCAATTGGTATGATGCAGGAATCAGAAAATATCAGCGATACAGAATGCGAAATGTTAGATAAAGCAGCGTCAGATTTAAATAAAATATTTTCGAAGATTAGAAAAGATTGGTCAATGGCTGTAGAAATTGCTTCATTGAAAGAAATGGAAGAACAAACAGCATAATATTTCTAATTATTTTCCAAAAAGATATTGACGAAACTTGACCTTTGGTTGTATGATTGATTCACCAATAGATTTCAAATCAATTCAAATAGACATTCCTCGAAAATTAAATAAAAAGGGATGTCTAACTTCTTTATCATTTTTTGAAATGATGATAACTTAAATCATCTATTAACGAGTCCGTACTTTTTATAACAAATTAGTATATTATCCAATATTTGGTCGTCCGAAATTTAGACAAGTAAAACGAATCTTAGTTTTCGATTTAAAACTTTGTTGTTCGAATTTTGAATGAATATTATTGAAAGGTACCTAAATGGTCTGTGAGATAAATAGGTACTTTTGATAAATTTATATTACCAGTTTGTTTTTAAAGTGTCAACAAAAAGACGATAGAATATTTCATTCTATTGTACTTTAGGAAAATAATTACATTTAAGGAGGTGATGAAAATGAAGAATACCCATAAGTTTGTACATAATTGCTGTGATCCTGGTCAAGGCATTCGTCCGCAATAAACAATTGTTCGACATGATACATAGAAAGATAATATACGAGTTTAGCAGGTATAATTCGGCAAATGATGGGAAAAAATCGAATGAAACTAATTTAAATTTAAGGGAGGAAAAATAATGACAAATATTATTGAAGCACTACGAAACGATTCAGATTTTGATTACATAAAGAAGGAAGCATTAATTCACTTTGGTTTTAAACCAATTCCTACAGAAGAGTTTACATACTGGTACGAAAAAGAAAGATGGGAATCTGAACCTGAGGAATTAGAGGAATTAAAAGCATTCAAAGGTAATTATATAGATTTGCTTACCTCAAAAGAAAAAGAAGTGATCGGTGAAGTTAATGAGGAACAAGCTGATAACCCAAACAGAGTAGTTAAATGGCTCTTGGAAGATGGCACTTTAATGGATGTTACAAGAAGTGATAAACGCAAAGAACGCTTTAAATTAGCAAATAAACTAGATTGGTATAAACGTGGTCAGGAGTTAAAGCAGAAACGTACTGAACTAGGATTATCACTTACTAAATTGGCTCAAATGATTGGAACATCACCAAGTCGTATCACCAATTTCGAGCAAGGTGAAGCAGTTTTAATGGCTAATCAGTTAGCTCAATCTTACAAACTAGCATTAGAACACTTTGAATTAACAAATAAGAATAGTAACTTAGTAAATCATGTACTCATCAGACACCAAAACGATAACACATTCACTATTTACCTAGTGATGGCAGATTCGGAAATAAGCTTTGTAGAAAACTATGATGATTTAAGTTTAGCATTAATTATTATTGCTGATGCATTCAAAAACTTAGATGTTCAAGTTTACTTAGAAGATGAACGAGAACAAAGAATGCTTGTTGGACACAGTAAAGATATTAAGTCTCGCCATATTAAATCATGCAAAAACTTCTTGAAATTAGATACGAAAGTAGGTGCTTAATGAATACTAAAGAAACCACTAGATATGAATATGCATTACTTAAAATGAACTCGATTCAACTTAGAAATCACATCAATATGAAGGTTAATGAACTTACTAAAGGTCATGATACGCATAAAGAATTAGACTTAGCGATTGATGAACTGGACGAAAGATGCACTCAATACGCATACGATACGAGTAGATTAGACAATATTTTATTCTCTTTTATAGGTGAATACAAGCTATATGATTTGTTTGCTGACCATGTTCAAAAGCTTGTCAAGGAATTAGATGATCCAAAAGATACATATGAAGTAGCAAAAGAAATGTATGGAGAAGATCTAGCAGATTTTATAAAGCAGCGTCCTTGGTTAGTAGGAAAATAATAATAGAACTTACATAATAACAGAGAAAAAATATCGGATAGTGAGAAAACGTCCAAATAAAAGGGAGGTATAAACAATGAAATTAAAACATGAAGAATTAGGAAACTTACATCAGCTTCAAGAAGAATTACAAAGATTGATGCAAGAAAGCGAACATTTTAATAATCCTAACTTCACATTTAGCCTTGAAGGAGTATACAGAGGAATTGGCGATATAATCACGCTAAATAAAATTTGGGATGAACGTATCGGAGAAGAAGATATTAATCCATTCGAAGAGATGAGAAAGTTAATTCAGAAAGGTATGAAAGAAACCGGACACACTGCATCGGAAATAAAGGAAATTATTAAAAAGGAATATAGGGATTTAGATTGATGGTGTAACAGAAATAAATTAGCCGAATGAGATTAGGCACACATGGGAGAGATGTGATGGGATGGCAAAGAAACGAATAGTAAAGAATCCAGCAGAAATTAGACAAATTATTTATGAATCTGGTTTAAAGTATGTCATGCTTAATAATCGTCTGTTTGATGACTTACTAAGTAATGGGAATAAGGTAGAATATACGCCTAAATATGATGAAGAAGATAATGTGTATTATGATCATAAAGGTTCTATATTGGAAGGTTATAACCAAGAGGATAAGCTATTTACTACCTTTAATGATAAAGACTTAATTATTATAATTCTACTCAAATTCTTAGAACAGTCTAAATTTAAAGGTTATACAGTTGAATTAGCAAACTATTTGAACATGAGTGAGAAAAGGTTAAAAGAGCACTTAAATAAACTGCTTTTTATAAATGTAAATGTGAATAGTACATTTGCACGTAACGAAAGAAAATATAGTGATGGAGGTTATAATTGCCGTTTGATTTCTAACAAGAAAGTAACAGGATGGGAAGGTAACATTAAAAGAACCTATCTCCAGTGGAAAATGAACTTTGAGCATGACTATGAACCAGTAACTAAAGATGGGAAAGTGAATCATGTAGCCAAAAACTTCTTCAGGGTAACACTATATGACTTGGATTTATACATTTCTGGTCTATTGAATGAAAAAGAATTTATTACATACCTATATTTTATTAAGTCTTACAATGAAAATATGAACATATGGCACTCAGTAGTGAAAGTTGCTGAAAAAGTAAATGTAAAAAACCCTACTCTTATACAGAAAATGATAAACAGGTTTGAGGTACTTAGATTAAAAAATGAGTTCTGTGATGAAAGTAATAAAGATTTCCCGTTAATACATATCGACAAGCCAGCTAACTATGAAAAGCGATTAAGGAACAGAGAAGATCCGAGTTGTTGCTATAGACCGGTTTATAACTTATCTATAATGGCACGATTAAATAGGGAAAATCCGAACATATACTCTGATGAAGAACTTGAGGAGCTTTTTTTATAAATATTTTATACATGGACAGTGATTGATCATTTATGGACGGTAAATAATAGGTGGACGTTGATTTTACTTATCGAGACAGTCAAGGAATCATTTATGGACGGTGAAGTTTTATTTCAAGACAGTCGTTGTAAGATTTATAGACGGTCATACATACATAGTTAGACGGTGAATTTTTATTTATAGACGCTTAATTTTCTATTCTAGACGATGGATATTATTAGATGGACAGCAACAAAACAGTGTCCATGAATAAACTTAGTCATATCAAGGGTTTGGCGGGGATGCTTTTCGCTATAAGATACTTAATAAGATAATTAATAATAGTTATAACAATAGATTAAATAATAGTTAATAAAAGAATCATAATTAGATTCATAAAAAGATTCGATAGAATCTCTTTGCCTAGCGCTTAGACGCTATGCGGTATTTTTCTAGCGAAAACTACCATTCGGATTCTTTTTCTGAGTTGTAAGTGTAATAGTTATACATAATCAATCTAATCATAAGGGAGAAATGAATATTGAATAAAAATGTATACATACCGAGTTTGGAAGCTAATAGCTTATTTTGTCACATGAATAGAGAAAGTTATTTACAAATGAATTATAACGGAATGATTCCTTACAGTTTAGAATTGCTGAAGCTACAAAAGGAAGGATTAAGTTTAATCAATAGTAAAAGGTATCCTAACAAGCAAATATCTAATGATGTCATAAATGTAAAGTTTAAACAGAAAGTTAGAAGTGGTGATGAGATAATCGCCAATTATAAAAAGGAATTAGATGAAATTGGTTCATATAGAATGGAATATATTGATTCATGGTCAGTTAGTAAAAAGAAGGAATTTATTGAATCTTATAAACCTAAATTCAAACGACAGTTATATCTAGAGAAGAAAATTAAGAGTATCGAAAGTGAACTACGCCTTCCAAAATGGGATGAAGTTAAAAATGAGAAGTTACGTGAACGTTTGTATAAGGATGGATTCTATATCAATCATTACGATAAAGAAGGTAATGTGATTAAACAAGACAAATATCAAGTGTATAAACGTTCTGCATCTAAGAGTAGACAAGGACAGGTGTTATTCATTAAGAAACATTTACATAAGGAAATGAAATCATGGTCAAGAATGTATCTTAAATTTGATAATCCAACGGATAACTTTGATTTACCTTCACTTTTAGCGTATGAAAGCTTAGTATCCAGTTCGATTGAAACAACAATTAAAATAGAACCTAAAAATATGCTGATTATATCCGATGTTGATAGTGTGTTTAAACACAAAGCTAATATCATCAAGAACGAAGATGGGAAGTTAATAAGTATTCCAACAGAGGAAGCAACAATTTCAAACAGTTTATTTGATGGATCTTCCTTATTAGAAAGTGATTACTTTCCAGAAGGAAAAGGGATGATGTTATTAAGAAATCACATGTTCAAAAGTGCGGCATTTAACACGAACATCCAACAATTTTTAATGGATAATTGTCCTGATGAAATTGATTATGATGATTGGCAAATTAAAGATTTATATGACAATTCAATTTATGCAAAAGATGTAAAGTTCATCTTTACTCCAAGTTCACTAAAGGTTTTGAAGTTTAGTAAGGATAACACTAAACAGCATACAAGCACACTAATGTATGATTATTGGAAAGGGTTAGTTGAAGATGAAGGTAGTATTTTTGGAGTATGTAAATATGATAAGCCTTCTAAACGAGGATTCGACGGTGATAAGGTATTAAATCAAACTTCATACCAAATATTAAACTCTATGCCATTCTCTAAAGAAGATATCGAGGAATTAGCTGAATATGAAATGAACTACATAGATGATTTGAAAAATAACGTTGATGATACATATATTAACTACTTGAAGAAGGATGCCACAACTATAAATGCAAATGAGATGTTTGCTGATTTATATCGAGTAAATAAAGATATAGCTAAAACATTATTGTATAAGGATTTTAAGAAAGAAAAGGTTCGTGGATATGTAAAACATGTGAAGAAAGGTAAGGTTAGATTAAATTCAGATTATGCGATTATGTTAGGGAACGGAATGGAGTATCTTTATCACTCAATTGGAAAGTTTGATGTCAACAACCATGAATATGAATTAAAAGGTAATGAGGTTTATACAACACTGTTTGGTGAGGAAGGTTTCAATAAGGAATATGTAGGATTTAGGAATCCCCATACTAGCCAATCAAATGTGCTGATTTGTAAATGTAAAGACAGTAAGGATATTAAGAATTACTTTAACTTCACTAATAACATTATTATGATGAATAGCGCATCTTTCCCAGTTTGTGATATTCTTTCAGGTAGTGACTGGGACTCTGACTCCCTACTTTTGGTTAATGATTCTAAAATGCTGGAGGTAGCTAGAAAGTGTTTCGGTAAATTTAATATATGCGTAAATAAAATTGATGCAAACAAAGCTGAATACATAAATACAATTCGAGATATGGCAAAGATAGATAATAAGTTAGCAACTAGTCAAAAATTAATTGGTAAAACAGTTAATCTAGCACAAAACTACATGTCATTATACTGGCATAAGGTTAACAATGGATTGAACGGTGCAGAACAATTACTACATAACATAGATGTTTTGACAGTATTATCAGGAGTTTGTATTGATCTAGCTAAAAAAGACTATGATATGAAAATTAAAGATGAATTAGATATCCTTAAAGAAGATTTGCGGTTCAATACAATCAAGAATGATAAAGGTAGGGAAGTTAAAGTTAAACCGATGTTCTGGACGAATATTAATAAGACAAAAACAAAGAAGAATGCGGAACATGATACTGCTATGGATTATTTACATAATGTTTTAACTGGATTACCTGGGGCAAAAGAAATTGGTACAGTAAAACTTAGTAGCTTATTGAATCATAAATATGATAGTAATAAATCAGATAGAAAACAAAAGTATAAAATAACTAATGCTGTAGAAGATTTGCAGAAAGGTATAGAGAAAGTATTTAGTACATACATAGGTGAAGACGAAAGCAATAAGGATGAAAGAAATATAGCACACGAGGATTTATTCAAGGAGTCATTGGAAAAGTTAAAGAAATTAAGAGTTAAACCGGAGACAATGTATGACATAATCAAAAGGCTAGATAAACCAGTGAAAGATAAGAAGAAAGAGTCTGAGTATTGTACATATAGAGTAAGACTAATGAATATTTTATATCAAACACAAACTGAGGTGTTCTTAAAAGTATTTAAAAATGACTAAAAAGTCCACAAAGTATATTTGGTAGACTACTAGAAACGTTGATATAGAGCCATTTTTAGAAAATGACTGTGGTGTGCATATAGAATAAATAAAGGTCAGAATGCGAAGGCTAGTCATTTGTCGCAGCGCCGAATACTCAAAGTAAAGTAGGTGATTTCCTTTATAATGGGGGAGTTTTATCTCCCTCAATTCATAAAAGAATTAAGATATTAAATATATTTCACTATAACTAAACCAATTGTACCAAATAGAGTTATAGAAAGCAAGGATTAATTTGTAATCTTTATTAAGTTTATCTACTGGGCGTTACTCTCCCTTTCGCTTTACGGTAGGTAGGCTTAATAAGGATTACAAATATGTATGTGAGATTTTCGACATTGATAGCCGAAAATTCGTCCATGAACTTTCGCATTTCCCAATGGGTTCTCATCCACCCTATATTTTAGTAACATTCGAGGACTGTAGCTAGGGGTAGTTACAGTCTGGATTTTTACTAAATATATGATGAGATTCGATTGGGACATACGAGAAATCGTTTGTTACTAAAATATTAAAGGATGGTTTTTAATATGAAATTAGTAAGACAGTCAAGTTTTGGTGCACTGACTATGGATTTTTACATGGACGGTGAAAAAGAAGTATGGGCAACAAGAAAACAAATTGGAGAAGCTTTAGGGTATGCTAATCCACAAAATGCGATTGATAAGATTAATTTAAAATATGTTAATCGTTTTGAGGGGAAATCAGTTACTGCCAAACTGGAAGGTACTGACCGAAAAGTATACGATACTACTTTGTATAATTCAAAGGGAATCATGGAAATCTGTAGATGGGCAAGAACAGAGAAAGCTGATGATTTTTATGATTGGGTTACTGATATTATCGATGAGTTAAGAGTCAATGGTGTGGTTGTATCTGAAACAGCAAGTTATGAACAGGTAACATTTAATGTTGATTTATTTCTAGCTAATTTAGACAAATATGAAGTACATAAGCTATATGGTTTGATTGAAGACTTTTTAACTTATCATAGAGAAAATAAAACTCGATTATCTTATAAGCGTGCAAGTAAACTAAGACACGGAAATAAGAAGTATAAAGATCATGTTCAATCAATGGCAGAAATTCGAGAATATATTGTTAACTACATAAATGTAAAAATTGATGAGTTCAATCATAATAACCAGTCTGGAATTGCTCAAGAATTTATTCGTATTCGTGAAATGGTAAGAGTTAGCGTTGAAAATATGCGATATAGATCAGCAGCTTGTAAAAAATAATTTTTTATTACTATCGAAATACATACTTATTCAATTTATATAATACTTAAAATATCATATTCGAGTCAAGTGGCAATTATGTCTCTTGGCTTGTTTTAATTTATAAGGGAGGAACTAAAGTGCAAGAAATGGAAACAAAGGACTTATTCGAATTACCAGGATTCAGTCGATATCTAGTTGATATTTATACAGGTAGAATCTATAGAAAGCCAACAGATAAGAGAACAGGCGCTTGGTTAAAAAAAACATCAGCAAACAAGGTAGGGTACTGTTATACGACATTAATTAATGATGACAATGAGCCAGTACGAATGGGGTTGCATTGGATTGTACTTTGTGCAGCTACCGAAAGCACTAAAGAGTTTTTTACATCAAAAAATTTACAAGTAGATCATAAGGATCGCAATAAATCAAACAACAATATACATAATTTAAAGCTCTGTACAGCTAAGCAGAATCATAAAAATATTTATGATAGAAAGAAACCTGTCAGACTTAAACAAGAAGATAAGGAAGAGATTTTTAAGGATTTTGCTGAGTGGGAAGGGAAAAAGACAGACTTTTATCAACTTAAAGCAGATAAGATTGGTTGTGTTTGGCAATCTATACAATATATGATTTTGAGAGAAGGACAAACGGTATGAGGGAAGAGTTTTACAGCTTAGTAGATGTCGTAAAGGAAAGGATCAAAGAAGAAGTTGGTTTTTATGAGGCTGTATTTAATACTCAAGGATTAAATGAGTTAGACGATTACGAACAGGATATGCTTTGTTCGATTGTAATGACTGATTATGGCTATGAGATTAAAGATTTTATACTGGAATGTGTACAAGAGTTAGTAAGTAAAAAGCAATAATACATAATAATTAAGTAATACATATTGATTTAAGATTCCTGCTAGTCTACATGGCTAGCAGGAATACATACTTATAAATATGAAATTAAAGTTTAACACCTCCCACACACTAACCAGATCAAAAACTTTGGAGAGTTCGACCCTGACACAGTACGAACGGATAGTGTATTACATTTTATCTCGTAGGATAAGAACGCAAATGTTCTCTTACAAACTCAAGATTCCCTGCTCGGAATCTCTTGTATGCACGTACACGAACAAACTTATTATTAATAAGCCACGGCTCCCTGTCAATTTAAAAATTAAGAAAAACAATAAACTAGAAAAAGTTAATCGAATCAGGCAAAACGTTTATTGTATTGACTACGGCGTTAACATTGGTTCTGAGTTTAATTATTTTCATTTTGGTGTAGTTATTAAAGAATTTGATTATACTGCTATCATTGTCCCATTATCTACAGAAAAAGAAAATGATGCTGATTGGAAAAGTGCATCTAACCTAATTGTTCCAATTGGAGTCATTGATGATATGCCTAAAGATAAAAAACCTGTTTATGCTATGATTAATCAAATTAAGACCGTTAGTAAGCAACGATTGACTGATTATTATGTAAAAGAAGAAAAAAAGTATTATCCAATGACATTAAGTCCTAAACAAATGCAAACAATATTAGATGTAATAACGATGTCGATTGGACAACAAAAAGTCAGAGAAAAGAAAAAACCTGTTGAAACTGTTTGACACTGATAAAATAATGTAGTAGTATTATTTTAAAGAATAATTTCGGTTTAATTACCAACTCTATACTTGCATACGACTTAATTGTCAACTACATAATATGCATAAAAAAGACCTTCACCAAAATTGGTGGGGTCTTTTTTATGTTCACTCCCCTTCCCTATAGTTACAATTTACATGTGATGTGATATTATGGAAAATTGTTCTCTAATAAGAAGGAAACATCTCTTGTATTGTCGAATTATGGATGGTATAAGGGAGGTGATATTTTATGAGTGAATGGAGAGATAAGTTTAGTACAAGAGTAAGTACATTAAGCTTAAGTAGAAGAGTTAACACAAAGTCAGAATTTTTGTCATTATTTAAAGATGAATTTGTAAAGTTGATTGGTGGATTCGACGGTAAGGAATTTTTATGTAAAGTTGATGAGTTTCCAGATGGGTTAATGTTAAAAGTTGGATCTAATTATATTAATATTGTTAGTTATGACAACGTGGAGAATATGGGATCATTAAGAATTAAAAATACAGGAAACGAAGAAAAAGTGTGTGAGATCGAATTTAATGAATTAGCGGAATTGTACTTCACTACTAAATACTCTGAGAAATTCGGAGAAATGCGTTTTGTTTCTTATGAATTAATTGATGAATTATTTGAGATCGCTTTTAGTGATTTTAAATTGGGAAATTTGAGTACAATTAGCGTGTCTAATTAAAATTATATAAATAAAAGTGATAGGCATCCATTTAATTATGGGTGTCTTTTTTATTGTGTGAAGAAAGGGAGTAATTGAGATGGAAGTTAGATTAGATAAAACAGCAATTGAGCACTTAGAATTATTAATCGAGAAGTTGGATAAAGAAGAGCAACATATAGATTTTTGTATTAAGGATGTAGAAGAAGAATTAAAGAGACACAGAGCTAGAAAGAAAGCTATTGAGATTAGAAGAAGTGAGTATCAAGAAGCAATCAATACGTTGAATAGTGTAAAAAGTGTTCGATTCTTAAACTTTTTTACAGGTGATAATTAATGATTACTAGTTTAGAAATATTAAGCATAATACCTGACGAAATCAAGAGTGAAGAAGTAAAGGAATATGAACAGAATCAAAAGGAATATCAAAGTTTCTTATGCGACATTAAAGATCGGGTAGCAAAAGGATATATGGAGAAGCTAGATAAAGAGATTAGGAAAGATATGTTTATATGAATAAGTGTAAATGTGATCATTGTTACTATGAGTTCGAACCAAAGTTGAAGGAAAAGAATTATGGAATTGATATTAAAGAAGCTTATTTCCTTTGTCCTGCATGTAAGTTCCATTATACTTCATATTTCACTAATGCTGAGATACGTAAAGAGCAGCGAATAGCAAAGAAAATGAGGAAGTATATTCCATCTATAAGAGCCGATGAAACGGAAGAAGAGTATAAGGTTATAGTGGATAAGTTGCATGTTGAGATTGCAGATAAAATGAATAAGATTAAGAAAATGATGGACGAGTTAAAGCAAGAAATGTTAGGGAGATGATAAAATGACTGAAGGAAAGCAAGAGTTAACTCAAAATGAAACAAGTAACATTGTAGAACAAATCAAAGAGTTTTTCATTAAGGTTGTTAAGGCACTCAAAACAGCATGTACGTTCATGGTTAATATTGTAAAGTTATACATTCATCATAAAAAGAAGATGAAGAAGGAATATTATCAAAGTGTATCAAACGGTAAGAGTAATAACTGGCGAAAGGTACATGGATTACCAGTGAAAAGGAAGGTAACTGGATTATGTTAGTTGCGTTCGAGGTAACACTTATAATATTTATGATACTGTTTGGATTGCTTACATTAGGTGATCAAACGAATAAAGATATCAAGTCAATCAATGGTTCAATTGCAGTTATCAGTATGCTGTTGCTTACATTGATATTGTTAGTGACGATGTGATGAATAATGGCTTTATTAAAGAATTGTAGATGTGGTAAGAGAATATCATTAGCCTTAGCCAGATGTGAAGAGTGTCAGGTTAAGTATGATAAGCGTAATAAGGATAGGCATAAGGCTTATAACAGAGCGAGAAGAGATAAGACAAGTGAATCATTTTACAATAGTAAGATTTGGAGATTGACTAGGAATGATGTTGTTGAAAGAGATCACCATCTGTGTCAATTGTGCTTGAATGAGAAGAGAATTAAACCTATGTATCTAGTCCATCATATCAAGGAGTTACGTGACTATCCAGAGCTGGGATTAGATAAAGGAAATTTAATTAGTGTTTGTAATAAGTGTCATGGATATATACATAGTGAGTATGAAAATGGTAATAGGAAACAAATGGAAAATATATTGAAAAAGATAATAAAAGGTGGGAAATGATGGTAGGGGGATATGGTAAGAACTTTTTAGGGTACTTCTCCTAATCGCATGACCCCTGTTTTCACGTAATAACTCCCCACCGATATATTCCGAAAGATAGGAAGGAGGAAAATTATGGCTGGTCAACGACAACCGATTAATCTTGTTGTACATAAAGGTAACAAACATTTAACCAAGCAAGAAATTGAAGATAGGAAAGCGAAGGAAATCATTGCTCCAAGCGACAATATACAACCTCCTTCCTATCTTAACACAAAAACTTTAAAGAATAAATTCAATGAAATAGCTGACGAGTTGGTGAACATTGGGATTATGAGTAATCTTGATTGTGATGCACTAGCTCGTTTTATTTTGGCTCAAACCATGTATGAAAAACTAACCAAACAATTATTGAAATTGAAGCCTATGACTATTGAAGATGGTGTATTAAGGGCTAATCCCGATTATACTATCTTGTTAAATAACCAGGATAAATTATTTAAACAATGTAAACAAGCTGCTACTGATCTAGGATTAACAATTAGTTCACGTTGTAGATTAGTGATTCCGAAACCTCCAATTGACGATAAACCAAAAAGCAAATGGGATAAATATCGTGATTGATAGAGCTACTCAATTTGCAGAAGACGTTGTGAACGGTAAAAAAATCGCTGGAGAATTGGAAATATTAGCTTGTAAGCGACATTTAATTGATATAGCTAGACAGGGGACGGAAGAATTTCCTTATGTGTGGAATGTAGAAGCTGCTCATGACATCATTAATTTTGCTGAAGATTTAGTATTAGCAGAAGGTGATGAGCCTGCACCGATGAAATTATATGGATTCCAAGACTTTATTTTCGGTTCATGGAATGGTTGGTTAACATTAGAAGGTAATAGACGATTCCGTACATCATATGTTCAAGTGGCAAGGCAGAACGGAAAGAGTGTGGGAAATGCAGTTCCTGCAATGTATTATGGAAATTTTTCAGGATATCAATATCCTCAAATTTACACATGTGCTACAAAGGAACAACAGGCGAGAATAGTATTAAGGGAATGCTACAAGTTCATTAATGCTGACAAGGAATTAAGTGGCACGAAAACAAAAACTGGCTTATTCACCATTAAAGACTATAAGTCAGAAATTGAATGTAATTTGTCTAGGGGTACAATAAAGGCACTTGGAAGAGATACAGAATCAATTGACGGTTTTAGACCATTTTTCGGTAGCGTAGATGAATTTCATAAACATAAAACAAATCAAATGTATAAGTTGCTTTCAGACGGAACAAAAAAGCTTAAATCATGTCTAGTTAGTGTAATAACCACAGCAGGATTTGATTTAATATCACCGTGTAAAGAACTTTATGATTATTGCGTAAGAGTGTTAAATGGAGTCATTGCCGATGAAACTCAATTCATTTATATTGCTCAGCTAGATAAAGACGATGATCCTTGGGATGAAAATAACTGGCCGAAGGCAAATCCCTTATGGACACCTGAAACTTTAACTAGTATTCGTTCGGATGCTATTAAAGCTAAAGAAATGGGTGGAGATGAGTTAAGAAACTTTCTTACTAAAGATTTGAATATATGGGTACAGTTTTCTGATGACCAATATTTGAATATGCAGAAATGGAAAGGTTGCGAGACTAATAAAACACTTGAAGATTTCAAAGGAAAATCAGCTATAGCAGGTTTGGATTTAAGTTCAGGAGGAGATTTAACCACATTAAGCTTAGTCATTCCGTACTTAGATGACAAGGGTATAAAGAAATACTATATTTATTCTCATTCATTTATGCCGAAAAATCGAGTGCAAGAGCATATTTTAACAGACAATGTGCCTTATGATATGTGGATTCGAGATAAGTTAGTTACTGTAACGGAAACTTTAGGCGGTATTAAAACTGATTATAAATACATAATCTCCGAACTAAAAAGAATAATAGAAGAATATGACATTGACTTACAACTAATTTGTTATGATCCTCATAATGCTTCTGCATTTCTTTATGATATAGAAGAATTAGGTGTAGATAGCATCCCTATAACTCAATCGGCTAGATATTTAAATGATGCTACAGTTGATTTTAGACTTGAAGTAGAAGCTGGGAATGTGGAATACGATAAGAAAAACAAATTATTAACATGGTCAGCAGTTAATGCAAAGACAGTATCTAACTCCTTTGGTGAGATTAAAATTGATAAAGATTTAAAAACTAAACGTATCGATCCTATTGACTCTATAATTTGCGCATGGACAGAGGCAATGAAGGAAGAAATAGATATGTCTCAATATGTTACAGATGAATACCTAGAAAAACTAGGTTGGTGAGAGGAGGTGTGATATGGCAATCAAAGATTATTTTAATTGGGCAGCACCAAGAAATGAAGTGACTGAAGGAACGAATATAGAAGAAACATCAAGTCCGATTACATTGGATTCGCAAGAATTATTAAGATTACTAGGTATAGATGGTTCAGCAATTCCTAGTAACAAACTAAGCGAAGTAACATATTTTACTTGTCTAAGACTATTATCTGAGAGTTTAGGTAAACTTCCATTAAAAATGTACCAAGATACAGAAAAGGGTACTGTTGAGGTTCATGGAAATGAATTATACCGATTACTAAGAGTAAGACCTAATCCTTATATGACAGCCAGCACATTTTGGCAGTGCGTTGAAATGAACCGTAACCATTATGGTAATAGTTATGTCTATATTGCTTACAATCGCCTTGGTATTAAAGATTTGTGGATATTACCTTCTAATAGAGTAGAAATATGGATTGATAATGCTGGAATATTTAACAAACAGAATGCTATTTGGTACATATATTCTGACGCTAAAACAGGTAAACGATACAAATTTAGACATGACGAAATCCTTCACTTTAAAACTTCAATGAGCTTAGACGGTATTTCTGGGTTAGCCATTAAGGATATTCTTAGGATTAACATTGAAAATGCTCAAAGAAATGCTAGTTATCTTAACAATTTTTATAAAAATGGTCTTATGGGAAAAGCTGTGGTTTATTACACAGGTGAGATTAAGAATGCTAACAAAATAGCTAGTAAAATAGAGGACTTTGCAAGTGGGACAGATAATGCAGGTAAAGTTGTTCCATTGCCGGCAGGATTTCAGTTGCAACCACTAAATATCTCAATGACAGATGCTCAATTTTTACCGATAAGTAAATATACTGCATTACAAATAGCAGGTGCATTTGGTATTAAACCAGCAATGATCAATGATTACGATAAAGGAAATTATGCTAACGTTGAAACTCAACAAAGAGATTTTTATATTAATACTTTATTAGCGATACTTAAAGATTATGAAGAAGAAATTACTTTTAAACTACTTACCACTGACGAGTTGAACGGTGGTTATAGGTTTAAATGGAATGCTCATGCAATTTTACGTGCTGACTTTGAAAAGCAAATGGAAGGCTTATCTAAGGCTGTTACAAATGGAATATATACTCGTAATGAAGCTAGGCAAATGCTTGATTTACCATCGAAAGAAGGCGCAGATCAATTACTAGTTAATGGTACATTTATCAGTTTGGAAGATGTAGGAAAGCAATATGGCGTAAATAAAGACTAGAAAGGTGGTGAGAATAGTGGATTGGATGAAAATCAAGAATGAAACTAAAGAATCTGCTGATTTGTACTTCTATGGAGATATTGTTTCTGATTGGTATGGTGCTTGGGCTGATGAAGACCAATATCCTGACTCAATTCGCAACTTCCTAGAGGGAGTTAAAGGTAAAAACTTGAATATCTATGTGAATTCAGGTGGCGGTAGCGTTTTTGGTGGATTAGCTATCTATAATATGTTGAAAAGACACGATGGATATAAAACAGCTTATATTGATGGTGTAGGAGCTTCTATTTCTTCAGTTATTCCTTTAGCAGCTGATAAAGTTATTATTCCTTCAAACGCTTATCTAATGATACATAAACCTTGGGTAGGTACAGCAGGAAATGCCTTTGATTTACGTAAATTAGCTGACGATTTAGACGCAATTGAAGAAGGTATCATGAATGTTTATAAAGATAATCTTCGTGAAGGTGTCGACATTGAGACAATTAGAGAAATGGTTCAAAAAGAAACATGGCTCAATGGTCTTGAAGCTGCTAAATATTTCAATGTAGAAGTATCTGAAGAAAATAAAATGGTGGCAAGGGCTTCGGATTACTACAAAGGTTACAAAAATATGCCACATAACATAATGGAAAACAAAGTTAACAAAGAACGAGAAGTACATAACCGAATCAAAGAATTGGAATTAGAGCTGGAATTAATCTAGGTCTTTTTTTATCTATAAAAATATCAAACACAAAACAGGAGGGCTATTAAATGCCAAAAGAATTAAGAGAACTTTTAAATAAAATCAACAACAAGAAAGCTGAAGCAAAAGAGTTACTTAACGCTAAGAAATTAGACGAAGCGGAAACAATGAAAAATGAAATCACTGAATTACAAAAAGAGTTTGAAATTGCGTCTGTTATTTATGAAGAAGCTAAAAATGCTGTACCAGACGAACCGAAAGCACAAAAGGCTGCTACTGATTTATCGTTAGTATTCGCTAAAGCAATTGTGGGCAATGCGACAAAAGAGGAAGTTAAGAACTTGATGCAAGAAGGAACTCCTGAAAAAGGTGGGGTAACTGTTCCACAAGATGTTCAAACAAGAATCATTGAGTTACAACGTAAATCATTTGATATTCGTAACTACATTAATGTTGAACCAGTTTCAACTATGAAAGGATCTCGTCCTATTGAGGCTAATCAACCAGAAGCTGCAGGTTTTGCATCTGTTGATGAAGGATTAACTATTCAACAATTACATGAACCAGAATTCGAGGAGTTAGAGTATGTGATTCGTAAATATGCTGGATTCATTCCACTTACTAACGAATTACTTGATGACACTGCTGAAAATATCCTTGCTTACATTGAAAAATGGATGGCTAAGAATGAGTTAAACACTTATAACTACCAATTCTTCAATGGAACAGGAACTAAATCATCTCAAGGTATCATGGCTATATCAGAATTAGATGATCGTAAAGAAGAAGTGGACTTCACAGGTACAACTACAACTGTTATCAAGAAATTAAAGTCTACAATAAACGTTGATTTAGAAGATCTTGATAGTGACAGCATTGTAATCATGACTAATACTTCTGGTTATGATTATTTAGACGGTCTTGAAGACAAACAAGGTAAACCGTATCTACAACCAGACGTAACTAAAGCTTCTGGTAATGCTTTCCTTGGTAAGGAAATTGTAAAAGTACCTTCTAAATTCTTAGCGGATGTTGTAGGTGAAGATGAAGTTACTCGTACTCCTTTCATCATTGGGGATCTTAGATTACTATACACAATGTTTGATCGTAAACAAATGAGTGTTGAATCATCTCGTATTGGTGGAGATGCATGGAGACAAGACAAAACTGAAGTTAAAGGAGTATTCCGTTTCGATGGTCGCTTAGTTGATAAAGAAGCAGTAAAAATCCTATTAGCTAAATTAGTATAAGAAAGTGGTGAGGTAAGTGTCTAATGCAGAGGTACTTGCTCTTGTAAAACAATATCTGCGTGTTGATTTTGAGGAAGATGACAATTTGTTGTCTTCCTTAATTTTAGTAGCAGAAGAGTATATTTTTAATGCTACAGGTTATACGATTTCTTATCAACGTGAAATTGAAAAATTAGCTGTGGCTCTATTAGTAAATTTATATTACGAAAATAGAAATGTTGTATCTGAAAAAAGTCTTCACAAATTACCTCATTCCATCGATTCCATTTTAAGACAATTGGAGTATAGCTATGGAAATTAATCCAGGAAAATTAAACAAGAAAATTTCAATAAAAAAAGAAGTTTCAATTTCAGATGGTGGTGGCGGTCAAAAAGCTGACTATGAACTTATTGCTAACACATGGGCAAGTATTAATACTTTATCAGGTCGGGAATTTTGGCAAGCTCAACAAATGCAAGCTGAAGTATCTCATAAGGTGAGTATACGCTATCGTAAGGGAATTAAACGTACTCAAGTAGTGTTTTTTGGTGAACGTAAATTCGACATACAATATATCTTTAATCCTGAAGAAGCTAACGTAAAACTTGAAATGTACTGTTTAGAGAGGGTATAGGTATGGCTAGGAGTATCACTGTTACTGTTGACGGTAGTTCAACTACTACAAGAAGAATAAACATGTACGATATGAAACTAAAACAAGAAATTATGGGTCTTGTTAAATCCACCTCAAAGACCATTCAGCAAACCGGCAAATCAAATGCCCCTGTTTCAAAAGTTCCTAAATCAAAAGGTAAGAGTGGAGATTTAAAAAGTTCAATTCGTCCTAAATATTTCGATAATGGACTTTCTTCAACAGTTGTTCCACGAAAGCCTAAAGGTGCTCATAGACACTTGGTTGAATATGGAACTAAACCACGTAGAACAAAAGGTGGAGCATATAGAGGTGTTATGCCTGCAAAACCGTTTATGGCTCCTGCTGAAAATGCGAGTGAGGGACAATATAATCAAAAAATGAGGAGTATTATAAATCGTGACGAAGTTATATGATACACAAGTAGCAGTGTATAGTCGTTTGCAAACTAATGAAGTATTAAAGAACGTTGGTGTATATGATTACATCGATGACAATAGAGTGTTCCCCTATGTAGTTTTAGGAAGAGTATTTTCAACACCTGAAAGAACAAAGACTACTGATGGAGAAAGAATTGAAATTACATTAGATATTTGGAGTGGTTACAATGGTAAAAAAGAAACTATCGATATTATGAAATTGATTGAGCAGGCACTGGATGATGAATTAATGATTGATGGCGCAGATGTAATTACTCAAGAAGTAAAAAACAGAGAAGCTTTTGAAGTAGCAGATAGTCTATACAAAGGTACTATTGTTTATGAAATTTTATTAGATACGGAGGAATAATTAATGGCAAAAAAAATACAAGGTGTCAAATGTAAAGTGTATGTTGTGGAAGATATTGAAGCAACTACATTAAATGTATTAGCTGGTCAAAGAAATGCTACTTTAAATAGATCAGCAGAAACACTTGAATCCACTTCAAAGGATAGCGAAGGTGGTTGGAAAGAAAATGAAGCTGGGTTTAAAGAATGGTCTGTTGATGCAGATGGATTACTAGTTGAATCAGATGAAGCATACGATATGATTGAAGAAAAATTTATGAACGGTGAAAAAATTGGAGTTGTAGTTGAGTTGGCTTCTGGTAAGAAGTATAAAGGATATTCTATTATTACAGACTTCCCAATTGAATTACCATATGATGATTTAGCTACATATACAACAGCGTTCACAGGTGATGGGGCTTTAAGTAAAGTAACTACACAGTCATAATAAAGGAGAGAAAAAATGAATAAAACAGTTGTAAAATCAAATAGAAATACATATTTAATTAGATTGGGTATTAACGCACAATGTGAAGCGGAGGAAATCTTAGGTTTCCCACTTTCGAAATTAGCTGAATATGGAATGGGTGTAAGCACTCTACGTATATTAATGTACGTTGGTCTAAGATGTGATAAAAAGAACATTACGCTAGAAGAAGCTGGTGAAATTGTAGAAGAAGTAATGATTGATAAAGGTGCAGAATACCTTGGGAATCAAATTTCAAAGGCTCTTTCCGATAGTTTAGTTCAACAGAAAAGTCAGAACTTTAAACAACAACATAATTCAAGTAACTCTAAAAAAAACCGTTAAGCACTGATGAAATAATAGCACAGGGTGTTTTATGCTTTGGCTTAACTCCCGAACAAGTAGGAGAGCTTACATGGAGAGAATATGAAATTATGATGGATTTATATAACGAACAATTGAAGAACAACTACATAGTTCAGCGGAATGTAATCTTTAATGCTATTGCTAATGCGAATAGACAAACTAATACTGTTATTCCCTTATTTGAAGAGGAAACAGAAGAAATGTCACAAGAGGAAATTATAAACGAACGGGAAGAACTGTTTGGTAAGAAAACACTTACTTTATAGTTCTTTTTTGTTTATATAAGGATTGATATTGATGAATAACCAATTACATGAAATTAAATGTATTAAGTGTAGGAAAAAATTAGGGTTGCTTAAAGGGGAAGCAGAAATAAAATGCCCTCGATGCAAAACTGTTAATAATCATAAAAAGTAGAGGCTCATGAAGCCCTTATCACAAAAGTGAAAGGGTGGATTACACATGAGTTTAGTTGTAAAAGTTGGTGCGGATTTAGCTAACTTTGATAGACAGATGAAAAGGTTAACAAAAGACATAACCAAAGTATCTGATAAATTTAAATCTGTTGGAACTAAAATGTCAACTGCTATTACACTTCCTATATTAGCAATTGGTGCAGCTGCTGTAAAAACAGGTGCGGAATTTGAAGCTAGTATGTCTAAGGTAGCTGCGATAAGCGGTGCTTCAGGAGATGAATTATCATCATTAGAAAAACAAGCCCGTGAGCTGGGGGCGACTACTCAATTTAGTGCTTCGCAGGCTGCAGAAGGTATGCAGTTTTTAGCAATGGCTGGATATAAAACAAATGACATTTTAGATTCAATGCCAGGTCTATTAGACTTAGCGGCAGCAGGAGCATTAGAACTAGGATCTGCTGCTGACATTACATCAAATATCATGAGTGGTTTTGGTATAGAAGCATCCAAAACAGGACATGTAGCCGATGTACTAGCAAAAGCTGCCTCAAGTGCTAATACAGATGTTGCTCAACTTGGTGAAGCAATGAAGTACTTAGCACCTTCTGCAAAAACTTTAGGATGGTCGCTGGAAGAATCTGCATCTGCTGTAATGGCGATGGGTGATGCAGGTATCCAAGGTTCAATGGCTGGTCAAGCATTCGCTTCTTCTTTAGGACGATTAGCTGCTCCAACTAAAAAGATGAAAAAGGTAATGGAAGAAACAGGTATAGCATTCTTTGATGCAAATGGAACTATGAAGTCTATGCCTGATGTAATCAAGGAGCTCGAAAAGGGTACTGAAGGTATGACTGATAAACAAAAATCAGCAACTTTGACTACTCTTTTTGGGGCAGAAGCGTATAAACATTGGGCAGTGTTGATTGATAAAGGGTCGGAATCATTAGGTAAGAACACTGACATGCTTGTTACTGCCGATGGTGCTGCAAATCAAATGGCTACGACAATGAATGATAACTTGATTGGTCGCTGGAAAGAATTGCAGAGTGCTTTTGAAGAAGTAGGTATTGTAATTTACAACGCTTTACAACCTGCTCTCGAAGCTGTAGTTTCAGTTATAACTGCCATTGCGAATGCTTTTATTAACCTATCTCCTGCTATTCAAACAATAATTATTGCAGTGGCGGGATTTGCTGCGGCTATCGGGCCGATTTTAGTACTTGTAGGTACAGGAATAGCATTATTTGGTCAAATGCAAGCAGCACTAACTATATTAGGAATTAGTTTTGGTGCAATAGCTGCCCCAATCGCATTAGCAGTAGCTGCAATCATTGGAATAATAGCTATTTTCGTTTTATTTGGAGATGAAATAAAATCTTTCTGGAATAAGAACTTTAAACCGATTATTGACCAAATGATTTCAATTGTTTTAACTTCCTTAAAACCAGCATTTGAACAAGGGTTTAAAACTATATCGGCTATTGTTAAAGACGCTTTTGCAATTATTAAACGAGTTTATTATGAAATATTAGAGCCTATCTTTAAATTAGCAGGAGCTTTCATAAAAACATTCTTATTACCAACATTTAAAGTTGTATTTACAGCCATAGGAAGTGTAGTTTCAGATGCTTTTAAAGGAATTAAGAATGTTTGGAACAATGTACTAAAACCAATTCTAAATGGGATTATTTCATTTATAAATGGAGTATTTTCAGGGAATTGGAGTAAAGCGTGGGAAGGACTTGTTCAAATATTCTCAGGCGTATTTAACGGTATTAAAGCTGCCGCAAAAGCTCCAATAAACGCAGTTATCTCAATGGTTAATGGTTTGATAAAAGGACTGAATAAACTTAGTATTCCTGACTGGGTTCCTGGTGTTGGTGGAAAAGGAATTAATATTCCTACAATTCCAATGCTTGCTACTGGTGGTAACGTTATGGGAAGTGGATCTTTTATTGCTGGTGAAGCAGGTGCAGAATTAATTCAAAAGAGTGGTTCTAGTGTGAAGGTTACACCATTATCTTCTAGTGAAAAATCTGGTGGAATTGGCGGAGCGTTAAATTCTAATGTTGTTATAGAGTTAGTTCAACAATGGAATGGTGGTCAGGTCATGTCTTATATCAACAAAGGTAATGCAAGAATAAACCGTGCAAGAGATGGATTTCTAAGTAAAACGGTATAGGAGGTGAACAGATGGATGCAATCTTGCTAAAAGAAAATGGGGAATGGATTAAGTTCTCTGATTTGTCTTTAACAGTACAAGACTTTCGAGTAAGTTCGATTGAATTAGAAGAATACTCAAATGAGATTCAGGGTAGACCAGGGAAATTAGATAAGGGTTCTGATTATCGTGTCAGAACCATCTCCATTCCTTTTATTTTAAAAGCACAAGATGCACTCGATTTCCCTTTTAAACGTGATGAAATTTTCTATTGGTTAGGAGGTAAAGAGCCTGTCTACTTAATTGAAGGTAGAAGGAACGAGAAAGAAAACGAGTATATTTTTGGAAAAAGATACTACGTAAGAAGAACAAGTGCATTTGACTTTGATCAAACATTGAAGCTAGGTACTTCAACTATTGAATATGCGACAGTAGAGTTGCCTTTTGGTGAATCAACTGCCACAACACAAACACCTTTTGTTATCGGTGAAACAACAAATCTACTTCAAAATAATGTTTGGAGTTTAGGGTATTCAAAAATATTTGAAGAAACTTTGAGTTATACCTTCGCCAGTCCAACAACACTTAGGGTTTATAATGGTGGAACTGAGCCTGTAAACCCTAATCATATGTACTTAGTTATCACCTACAAAGGTACTAGTAACAACCTCACGATTAAAAATAATACAAATGGTCGTGAATGGAAATACACTGGTACAAGTGGAAGTAACGACACGATTAAAATTGATGGTATAGAATCATCTAAAAATGGAGTAAGTATAGTGAGAGATTGGAATGGAGATTTAATTCATCTTGAAGAAGGATGGAATGATATCACTGTGACAGGTGCAACAAGTGGAATACTTTCCTTTGATTTTAGATATTACTTTAGATAGAAAGGAGGATAACGATTGAAGATAACGGACTTAGAAGGTAATGTCTATCCATTGTTCAATGCAGTAGAGCGTAAGTCTAGGGTAAATGGAGAGAAAGAACTTTCAATGATTATACATAAGACAAAACAAAATAATAATTTTTTTAATGACATAGCTCACCGATGGACAATAGAATTCAAAGGTGAAAACTATGTCATTATTTTATTGTCTAAAAAGACATACGGGGATAATTATTACTTAGAAGTAAACTGTATCCATGAGTTTTACGATAAGATGCGTAACACATATCAATATGAAACCTTTACAGGATCAAGAACTTTTTATGATATTTTGACTTTCATATTTAGGAATACAGGTTATCAGTTTAATATTGTCGGTACTTTTCCAGCGGAGGCATTTGAGAATTTTGGAGATGATTTTTCATTAGAATTATTTTCTAAAGTGTTAGAACGTTATCAAGCTGAATTTGAAGTATCTGGTAAAATCGTTACTTTAAAGTCTAAGATTGGTAATCTATCTAATTACCAGTTTAGATACCAATTCAACTTGAGTGAACTTGAACAGGAAATTGATGCTTTAGACTTCTCGACTTATGGTGAGGGATTTGGTAAGGATGGTTTACATGTTGTATACAGAAGTCCTTTAGCTGATTTATATGGCGATTTACCAATAGCTGCTTACAGAAATGAAAATTATACAATAGAAGTCAATCTCTATAATAAAGTAAAGCAAATGGTTGATGATAGTTTAAAAATGGCTATAACATTTCCTTTTGTAGATATGTCTAAAAAGGGTTATCCTCATTCTGTACCAATTGTAGGCGATGAAGTACTTCTATTTGAAGAACGATTAAATCTTTCACTTAGCACAAGAATTGTCGAGTTATCTGAAATATACGATGAGAATGAAAGCGTAGTAAATCGAGATGTAACACTATCTAACTTTACCAATCTTGAACAGCAGCAATCTAGAATTAACAAAGCAAATAAAGCTTTGAGTGAAGCTCTTGAAGGTAGAAAACCATTACCGTTTGACGCAATCAGGAATGCTACTCTAGATTCTTATTTGAGCGCTATTGATTCTGCTCAAACAGAGATATTATTTGAGAATGGTTTAACTATGATTGATAAGGATACTCCTAATAATATTATGAGATTGACTAGTAAAGGATGGTATCTCTCTACGGACGGTGGAAATACACCTAGATTGGCGATGTCAGCCGAGGGGCTTGTAGCGGATGTTATAACTGCTGGAACCATTAATACGAATAATATACAAATTTATGGTGGTAATGATAATGCCTATGCCCTCCTTCAGAATGAAATAATTGAAACCTATGGCGTATATAATCGAGGTTGGTTCGGGAATGTAGAGACAATAGATTCCAGAATTACAATTGGTAAAGGTTATGTCCGTTTAAGTAAATTAAATGACGAATTGGGAGCACGTAATCTTTACTTATCTAACAATGGAATTAGTACATATTTAAATGGGGCGAATTCTGATGAAGGATACGGATCAGGTGTTATTGAATTTTGGTCTCATATGTTCGATTCGGATAGAAGAGGATTAACCCTATACTCAAATCTTGGCTCAATTGGTTTAAAGACGGATTCTAGAGATATCCATCTAGATTCCAATAGGGACGTTAATATCATGGCAAGTAATGGTCGTGTAATAATACGTCCAAAAGATGATAATCGTGTAGGAAATAATCACTTTGTATTTACTGTAAAAAACAATGATAGTACAAGTGAAACAGATGGAGTTATTCAATATGGTTCTCCAGGGACTAACTATGCAAGTGGTATTCGTTTTAGTAAATCTTCTTTAGATCCAACGGTTTACATAACAAATGGTAACGGTGATTTTGGCTCTGGTAATTTAGATGCAAAAGTAATTAAAGCTAGGGATTATTTATTAGGATCAGTCATGGCTGCTACCGATAATGTATATGCAATGGTAGATAATGAATTAAGAGTGACTGATAAAAGAGGATACAATGACGGTAACATAAATTATCAAAACATAGCTGCCAGGGATGTTAGAGCTAACGCAATTCGCACCAATGGAGGAACTAACTTCTACATTGGTGTAAGTGGTACTAATGATGGAGAGTTAAGAGTAACAAATAATCTCCTTTATAATGATGGTTCACCTAATTATTATCCTGTTAAAGCTTCTGAATTTCGAAATGCGTCTAGTATAACCTATAAAACAAATATAGAAACTTTTGAAGGAAATGCTTCGGCAATATTAAATAATTTAGAAGTTAAAAGGTATCTGTTTAAGGCTGATGTGGACAGTGGACTGTATCACAATGAACAAATAGGATTTATTTCTGAATTATCGCCTGAAATTGCAACCGTTGATATGAAAGCAATCAATGTATCTAAGTTGTTAGGTTATATTGTTAAAGCTTTTCAAGAAAAAGATGAAAAAATTAATCAATTATCAAATAGATTAAGCGAATTGGAAGAAATGGTGGTGAGTTAATTTGAGAGAAAAAGCGGTTGTGAGTGAGCAAGCGGTAATAACTAACTTGGCTAATCAATTGGCTAGTATGCAAGTAACATTGGCAATGAAAGACGCATACATACAGCAATTAGAAAATGAATTACATAAAGATGATGAAGATAAAGGTGCTGAATAAAGCATCTTTTTTTATTGGAAAGGAATGATTAAATGGCTAATTATCCTTATAAAAAAGTAGGAGTACAATTAGATAAAATTAGAAATGATGTCAATGAAAATTTTGTTGCTGTTGAAAATGACTTTAAGGAAGCGAAAGTAACAAACGATAATTTACAAACCCAAGTTAATACATTAGTAGTCAGTGGCGATAGTAGTCCACAGGCTCAACAAGCTTCAGTTGGTGCTGATGGTACTAATTATAACGGAAATTTAAAGGCTAGATTGGACTCGGAATACAATAACGTTACCGCACAGTTGGCGACTATAGAGGACAATAAGGCTGCCATTCGTGATGGATTTAGATCGGCATTAGATTTTATTACTGGTGGATCTTTAATCATTATTGGTGATAGTATTTCTGCTGGTTATGGATTACCTTATAGTGGACAATATGTTTCTAAATTATTTGATGTAATTAAAAATTTTAACCGATACCCAAATGATATGGAAACTATAATAAATTTTCAAGAGGACTCAACTTTAACTTTAGTGGGTACTTCTTTTGGTGTTAAAGGTGCTTGTAAGAAGTCTCTTATTATGCCTATCAATTCAACTGTATCATTTGTAGGGAACTTTAATTATGTCGACATTATGTTTGACAGAACAACAACATCTGGGAGTATTGAAGTTTACAAAGATGATATACTATATAAAACAATTGATTGTAGTGGTACAGAAGATAGTTATGCGACTTCTTTCCCGAGTGCAGTCAATAATACAGGAGAAGGGACTTATACTTTAAAATGCATCAATGCTCAAGTAGAGTTAACAGGATTAATTAGGTTACAAGCAAGAAACGATAAGGAAGCAATTTACCTTATCAGATGTGCAGTTAGTGGAGAAGATACAAGTTATTTTAGTGATGACAACACATTAAATTACCTAAAACATGTTGCTGATTATGTTCCTACAAAAAATAAGGCGTATTTATTAGCATTAGGAACTAACGATATTTATAATCCATCTAAAGCAAAAACGGCTTTACAATTTAGAACAAATGTAGAAAAAATTATAACAAATTTATATGAAAGCGATAATGATGTTAGAATAATTCTCACTGTTCCGCCAATAGCTAACACGAATATTTTCCCGTACACACAAGACATTCATCCTAAATATAGAAACGAAATAATAGATTTAGCTCACAAATACGATTGTAGCGTGGTAGACTACTCATTTTTAGATTTTATTAGCAATGACTGGTATCAAGACGGTTTACATTCAAATTGGAACGGAACAGATGCCATGCTAATTCATATTATGACAAGCTTATCTTATAATATACAAAAAACAAAAATGAACTCTAATTTACCAATCACACTTCAAAACAACTGGCAGTGGGTGGGATTCGATTTTCGTACTCCTTATGTAAAATTAACAGAAAAAACCGTAAAAATGACAGGTGTGATTAGTGGAGGAATAAAGACTAGTAATACAACTTTGCTTATTTTACCGGACGAATGTAAGCCTAACAAAAATCTCTTAATACTTGTCTCAACTGAACTTGGATTTACCAAAATTCAAGTTGGGTTAGACGGTAACGTTACGATACCTAATGCAATTACAGATGATAGTACATGGATTAGTTTAGATGGAGTTATTTATGATATAGAATAAAGGAAAATGACTGATAAGTGTGTATTATAGGATACTATTGTGCGGTAAGAAAATATTATTAATTTAAGGATTCTTCCATAAAGGAGGAGTCCTCTTTATGTTTTAAGGAGGTGATGCAATGGAGCATCGTGTTTCCAAATTAGAAGATGAAATGAAAGATGTTAAGACCAGACTAGCCGTTGCGGAAACAAACATCAAGGATATTAAGGAAGATCTTTCATCGATTAAAAGTAATACAACTTGGTTACTAAGGATTGTTGTAGGAGCAATAATTGCTGCTGTTTTGGGACTAATATTACAAGGAGGAATTTAGAATGGATAAAGCAAGCGTAACACGATTCGCATTATTGATTGTTGCAGTTATTAATTCGGTATTAAATATGTTAGGTTGTCAAACTATTTCAGAAGACTTAGTGAATGATGTTATCGCTGTAGGTTCTGGTTTATACATACTGTATGCCGGCTGGAAAAATAATTACTTAAGTAAAAAAGGACAGAAACAAAAAGAAGTATTACAAGCAAATAACTTAACCAAGTAAAGAGTGATAACTAATCGTTATTGCTCTTTTTTTATTGAAATTTAAAGGAGGAATTTTGAATGACTTTTATACCTACTTATCATGAAAGAAATTTAAACAATTTGGCTAATCTTGGAGATAGTACAAAGGAAAAGGCAATTGAATGGTATACATATTTAATTCAAGAGAAAATTGATTTACTTATCTACGAAACAATTCGCACAGAAGCCCAACAAAGAGAAAACGTAAAAAACGGAGCATCTCAAACTATGAAGTCCTATCATCTTGTTGGTCAAGCATTGGATTTTGTTCCACTTAAGGGTTCTGCAGCTGATTGGAATGGTTATGGGTCTGCTGAAGTTAAGAAAGCAGTTTCCAAAGCTAAAGCACTAGGTTTCGAATGGGGTGGAGACTGGACAGGTTTCGTCGATAAACCTCATCTTCAATATAATCATAAAGGATACGGTACAGATACTTTTAAAACTAAAGGAAAAGCAATCAATTTAGGAGAAAAGGCAGCTGAGCCAGTTAAAGAAGAAGTTAAATCTGCCACTACAAATAATCCGTCTTACCCTGCTATTAAGAAAGGTAGTAAAGGAGATGCTGTAAAAACACTTCAAACTAAATTAAATAAATTAGGATATACGTTAACTGTAGATGGTGACTTTGGAGCCAAAACAGAAACTCAAGTAAAACTTTTCCAAACAAAAAATAAACTTGTAGTTGATGGAATTGTAGGTAAAAACACTTGGGCTAAATTAGATAATAAACCAGTTGAAAATGTAACTTACACACTTCCTACTGGCACGTATAAAAAAGGTTCTAAAGGAACTGCAGTAAAACAAATTCAGAACGCATTGAACAAACTAAACTTCAAATGTGGTACTGCTGACGGTATTTGGGGAGCTAAAACAGAAGATGCTCTAAGACGATTCCAAAGTGTGTATTGTAACCCTGTCGATGGAATTTACGGTAAGAACACGAGAGCTGCAATGTTGAAACAGTTGAATAAATAGTACAAATCATTAGTCCCCAACTGAATGAACAGAAGGGGATTAATTCTCTTTAATATAAATCTATATCATCGTGATCGTAATAATGAAATCCGTCCTCAAGCGGCTTTTCACATTCAGAGCAAACTTCTTGATAGCCGAATTCCCCATTAATTGTACTAATTGTTGGCTGATTGCAATTACAATACTCAGTACTCATCATAATTCTTATCCTCCTTATTTTAAAGATTCCACTCAAGTACTTCTGCTGCATCTTCAACTTCTTTAGTCATAAATTCAACTTCGGAAGCTTCTAGAACTAAGTCTGACATAGGAATTTCATCATCTGTTTTGAACTTTGTTGTATCAACTGTAAACTGAAAGATTTTTGTATCACCCTGTTTAACATTAATAGAAATTGTCTTAGCATCTTTAACGTCTTCTTGTTGAATGAAGTCATAAGTTTGATTTAATACATGTTGAGAAGCTAATCCAGGTGTAAGTTCTTCACTCATATAAACGAATACTGTTACATGATTATTAATGTCAATAGCATCTGTTACTTCCGTTTTAGTTGCATACGCAAAGACATCTGTATTGATAGTTGGTTGTTCTACCTCGTTTACTTGTTCCTTCTTTTCTTCTTTTGGTTCTTCAGTATTTTCCTTTGTTTGTTCTGAACTCTTTCTAGAATCGTTAGTTTTAACTTCCTCAGTATTTGTATCTGTTTTCTTATCTTCTTTTAGTTCTGATTCTTCTGCGCATCCGAATAGTGCCATAGAAAAAACAACTATGGGTACTATACTAAGTATTTTACTTTTCATTTTCTCTAAATTCCCCCAATTCATCTACCGTGATGTTTAATATACGTGCCAAGATAAAAGATTGTTTCAAATCTGGTTGAGTTTTATTATTAACCCACCGAGAAAATGTCTGGATTGATACTCCGCATTCCTTCGCTAAATGTTTGTGCTTCATTCCTTTTATATCTGCCCAATAACTAATCCTGTTTTTAAACATTCTCTTCACCCATATTACCAATTCTACACACTTATGCTAAAACCTTTTAATAAATTTGATAAAAAAAGTTATCGAAAATGTTAACGGACAGGCATTATTAAGTGTTTTCCATAATACACTCTACTATTCGCATAATCATTCGTTGAGAAAACGAACATACGAACAATAGAAAATGACTTCAATCATGCACTCTATTAACCTTTTAAACTTCGTTGTTGAATTCGTTACAATAGCAACTATCTTTTATAAGATATCAAGAAGGGGTGGGGAAATTGTTATTCGAAATTCTATCGACTGGCACAATGCTTGGCTTATCAGGTATAGCTTATTATCACAAAAACAACTCAATCAATGAGACAGACAAAATACTAACTATAGCCGATAATTGTGGCTTGTATAAAGGAGATGAGCATCTAAGAATATACAGACGTACAAGAAACAAGAAGTTCAACTTCACTGAATATGCGTTCAAAACACCACTGGGAATGTCAGAGAAAGATTTTATGGATAAGTACAATAACTTTAGAGATGGGCTGAATAATAAGAGTATAAGGAAAGTGGACTTAAAGAAGTTTACTCAACTGAAATTTGATAAGACATTACCTAAGCAAATTAGAGACATATTTGATTACCGTTTGGACTTAAAGAAAGAATTAGAGATGGAATATGACGGTATGTTGATTATAAGAGTGTTCGATCATGGGATTATTAAACAATTAAACTATGACAAGGAACTATTGAAGAAAGTTAGCAATTGGAAAGTGCCTATAGGTGTTACTCATAAAGCTTTCATCTACCATGACTTTGAGAAGATGCAAATACTTATCGTTGCAGGAATGACTAGATATGGTAAGACAGTCTTTCTAAAGAACGCTACAACTACTTTAATACACAATGAACCAGACAACTTTACAGCAACTTTAATTGATCTTAAGGGTGGTTTAGCCTTCGCTAGATACAAAAATTGTAAGCAGGTGAAAGCATTAGCTACTAACAAAGATGAGACACTAGCTGTCTTAGAGGAAATAGAAGTTGAACTAAAGCGTAGGCAAGAATTGTTTCTTAAAAATGGATGGGAAGATATCGGAGAAGCAAATTGGAAAGAACGACACTTTGTGATAATCGATGAAGCTGCAGAAATAGCTGGATTTGATCAAGTGGATAGGGATAGAGCCTATTATCTAATTGGAGAAATAGCAAGGATAGGTGCTGGACTTGGATTCAGATTAATTTTTTGTACTCAATATCCTACCGTTGATATTCTTCCTAGACAGGTGAAAGCAAATACTAGTGCTGCTTTGTGTTTTAAGTTAAAAACAAGTAATCAAAGTATGGTTGTATTAGATAAAACGGGAGCAGAAAAATTACCGTTAGGTGTACCAGGTAGGGCTATTTATCAATCTGACCAAGAGAGAATAGTTCAAACACCTTACATTAAGAATGATTTGATTGATGATTTAATAAAGCCGCACATAAAAATTTCTTTTAAGTCAAAGGGTGAAATCATAGATGAACAGCAGACGAATACAAAAGATGAAACGACAGGAAAATATATTACTGTCTTTGAAGAAGCTGGATTATTTAACAAGAAGCCAAATACAAAGAATACATGATTTAAAAAGTGATAGAAACGCACAGAGAGTGTTAAAGAACATGGAAGAATATTTAAATGTTATTAAAGATACTGAGTCAATTTATTACCTAAACGCAAAGGGGAGAGAGCTGGTGGGATGTGATAAGGTTAGAAAAAGAACAGGTAATGTAAGTCATTATATTATGAGAAACTATCTATATATAGCGTTCAGATGTCCTTCAACTTGGCGTAATGAAATTAGAATAAGAAACGGTAGCAATAAGAATAACATGATAACGTGTGTGGCTGATGCAGTATTCATGAAAGGTGATGCTCATTGTATAGTGGAAGTCGATAACACTCAGACGATGAAAAAGAATCAAAAGAAAGTTGAGAAGTATCGTGAATTAAGACAACGTGGTGCGTTTGGAATGCTGGCTCCTCATTTTATTTGGATAACAACAACAGAGTATAGAAAAAAGGAATTATTGGAATTGCATAAAGGGTTGAATATTCAGGTGTTTACTTTATCTGATCTTGTTTGAGCAAGTATGAGCAACCATGGTATTCAAATATCTACAGATATCAATAGGAATTTTTGGAGATAGTTAAAAATCGTAAAAGGCACTACGTGACATAAAAAATTACTCAGTAACACAGACATAATGTCGGAGTTAACTTAAAGGGAGAGATTATAATGGAGACTATCGCTTTTAATGATTTTATGAGTGGAAATTATAAGAAAGATAAATACTACGCATCCAAAAAGAGTAATAAACAAGTCAAGTTTAAGTATTTAAAGGAAAATACTCACTCCCCAACTTTGGGGGATGAAAACTTACAGACAAAAAAGTCCAAAAGTAATGTAGGTAAGGTGATTAGGAGAGTAGGAACATCTATTACTATTCCACTATTATTAGCTAAACCTGCCTTTGCTGCTAGTCCTACAGCTGTTCCAGTCAACGTAGCTACTGAATTTGCTGGTCATACTGCTATGGAAACTTTAGCACATGCATTAGATCCATTAGTAGACATTTTAGTTGCGTTATCTTTTCCAGTTGCTAGTGTAATTATTGTAGGTGGGTGCTTCTTCTTTATGATTGGAAGAAGTGAGAAGGGGTGGAGTTCTATTATGAATGCTGGATTAGGCTATGTATTGATTCAGATTAGTCCGTTAATACTGAATCTGTTGAAAGATATAGGGAGTGCATTTTGAAATAGGTTACAGATTCGAAGGGAATTTAAGTATGCTCTATCTGATTGAGGTGAAAGGAATGACTGAGGAAGAAGCTTTAAGTGGAAAATATCTCAATGAAACTATAGCTGATATATTGTATAATCGAGCCATACAGAATTAGATAAACATTTCGGTGTTTATCTTTTTTTGTGAGAAAAATTAAAGCTGTTTTTTTGATAATTATGGACATCTAATATAATTCATGGTATATTTTTCATAACATAATAGGCGTAATTAAATAGTTTGATAAACCTTGATATATCAATGTTAAAAATGATGATGATGCAAATGGGAATGAAACCTTCTCAAAAGAAAATCAATCAAATGATGACAGCGATGAACAAACAACAAGGAAAATAATAGGACAAGC